GCTAGGATTCATAGTTAAACTCAAAGGTGCATAACCAGAAATGCTGCTTGTGGAAGTAGAAATAATAGCAGTTACATTACTCATTATAATAACTCCATGGTAAATTGTCCGTATGCAAATTCAAATTTGGATTGTATTTGATCAGTATCTTTATAATCATAATTTATACCTTCCAAAGCAGTAATAAATGCCTTGGTATAAATAAATTTTGCAATATTTTTATTATATTCATCTCTGACATAAATGGTTAAATCCGTCATATAATCATGAAATCCATACAACTTTGAAATGGCTTCATATCCCTTTTCATTATATATGCTTAATTTTTCATCATTCAATGTGTCTAACCATTTATATAATACGAAGTAATTTCTAAAACCGTTATCTATACCAAATCCGATATTAACATTTGGATATGGTGGTCTTGAATAAGAAGTTACATTAAGAGTTTGGCCCCCAAAACGTATTGACTGATTGGGTACAGTAACAGGGGGTACAATGCTTCCAAAAACAGAAAATTGTAAAGTATTTAAATTTACTGTATCGCCTGTACGATCACTCAAATTTGATGTATTAAGTTTTTGTAATATAGGCGGCAAAGAAAGTACCATAAGAAATTTATCCGTACTCGCTTTATTTAAAATTGATTGGATTACGTCTTCGGCCATGTTATACAACACTATTTAATGGTTTCCACCCCTGCATAGCAAGATCGTTTATATCACTATTTGGATTTCCACCACTAATACTAGTAGGGAGAAATCTATATTTGCCATAATCATTTTGATCTTTTTTCATTTGTAAACCAAATCGTTTAGCGGGAAAAATCATATCATTTGGTTTAATATATGTATCAAAATTTGGTATCATTTTTAATGGTTTGCCTTGTGGATCGGTTTCTTCTATTACAAAAAAATCTTTATTGATTTTAGGATCTAAAAGAAACAAGGCCCACATCAAAGAATAGATATGATCATCAGTATGAGCTTCGTCACAACCCCAAGTACCATTAGCTCGTTTTTTGAAATTTTCATATTCTTTAATAGTGTCTATATCATTTATTTGTACACTACGTTTTTCACCAACATAATATCTCATATTAGTTATTGCATTATATTTTGAATTAGTATGAGACATAATACCTTTGCGTTCATAATATTTTGAACTGGCTTCGCCTGCATTTGGTATATAGGTTACTAAATTTTTATAATGATATGTATTCCATAATACATCTATAACAATTCCACCATGATTATTACGTTCAACTAAAAGAGGCGGATCACCCCATTTTTTAGCTATTTGTAGAATTTTTATGGCGAAAAATGATGGTTCAGTTTTATTCGTAGTATAATTCGCTACTTGTTTAATATTAGATAAATCAGTAATATCTATTATATCTACAGTAGAAGCATTTTTACCAATGCCCTCCCCCACATCTACACCTATAGAATAAACGTGTTCATTAATAGCCGGTTCCCATAATTTAAATATTCCCTTTCCATCATCGAATACTTCAAGCGGGGTTGTAGTTTTAGTTTTTAATAGATCAATAACTTCTTTTCCGAATTGAGTTTCGCCTGATTGGTCTTCAAAATAATTTTCAAATTCAATCTTAAAAGCTTTTTCGGAACCAATTGTTTTTAATGTAATCTGTTTCCATTTATCATCTCTGCCCGGAACTTCAAACCAATCTACCTTTTCGGGATGCCAACCATTCCACTCTTCACTTTCTTTATTTTTTGCACCATCAAACAACTTATAAAATAAATTGTTTTTTCCATTAGGAGTACTCACTGCAAAAATTTTAGCCTTTTTCGAAGATGAAATGGTAGGATAAACTGATTGGAAAAATCTGTCGAGATCTTCAACGTAAGCCATTTCATCTACAATTAAACATGAAATACTTTGTCCTCTACCTGAATCTGCACTGGTAGTACTTGCTTTAATTTGTGAACCATTTCCCAATTCAATTAAAGTTTTACTAAAGTTTTTAACACCTGGTTTTAGATGATTGGGTAACATTTCGAATGCTAAGCGTACTCTGCTTAACAATTCAATAGCAGTATCTTCTTTATTAGCTAAAATTAAAATATGCTGATCATCAAAAAAGCATGCAAGCCAAAGAGCAAAAATTGTTAATAAAGTAGATTTACCGATTTGGCGTGATGCAGTACAAATTACAAATCGATTATCTCTTAAAGCTCTTAAAACTCTTTTTTGAAATTTGTAGAGTTTGATTTTTTGACGACCTTCATCTACGTTAATAATATAAAAATGATTTTCCGCAAAATGTAATAAATTTTTTTTGCAAATTTCTATTTCAGCCAACATCTCTGGAGTCCACTCAAATTGAGTAGAAGGAGTGGGTAATTTTTTATTACCTAAATAAAATTTCTCTTCTTTAATTGGCATCTTTGCTCAACAGATATCCTTTAGATGTTTTGGATAATCTAATTTTAGTAGTTCCTAAGAAACCAGTATCACCATGGATACCATATTTTTCTTTTAATTGTTCACCAATTTGATGCGGTACAAATTTTTGGCCTTTGGATACACCTCGAAGATATTCCAATGCTTCAATTTTATTAGGATCCGCTTTATGAACAGCTGGTACAACATTTAGATGCTTTCTGTCTAAATTAAGACCAACATTTTGACTTCTATGTCTTGGTCCTCTCTTTTTTAAATAGCGATCATGAAAGAGATTAACTTCTTCTTTAATCAGTGCATAAAGATCAATAGCCATACAATTATTTAGGGAAAACAAAAAACGGCTAAGAGATTACTCATTAGCCGTTTTTCGTGTTATAATAATGATATTCTATTACTCAAAAGCGGATTTACCACCGCCGGTTACTGGACCAGAAGCTTTAACCTTGTTGTCTTTATTACCAGCAAGTTTCTTACCTTGTGTAGCATCTTTTAATTCTGCATCAGGTAATGTAATTTTGGCGTCGGCCTTGCCAGCCGCAACTTTGGTTCCGCCTACTTTATCGAAACTTTTGAGGTCTTGCAATTTCTTAGCACCGGCCAAGTTATTTTCGAGAGGGGTACCTAAAACTTCAGCATCAACAGCTTCACCGTGTGCTACTTCAACGTCAGCTTCGATATGTTCATCGTCGCAAATGCCAAAATGGTCTTTAAGTTTAGTAACTAATTCACAAAGTTGTTTAACGATTTCAGCGGGATCAACTTTTTCGGATTCAATATCCATTTCAACTTTTTCGCCGGATTCAACGTCACTTTCAAGATTATCTTCTGGCTTGTCACCAAGGAGATCTGTATCATCTTCTTTTAAGATGTCTTCACAGAGGTTATCGAATTTTGATTTAGATTTCATGTTTTTAGATTCTTTATGTACTTTAGGTTGAGAAAATTTATCGGCTTCTTCCATTACGCCGTCTTTTTTACCATCTTTTGCTTCGATAGGTTTTTGTAAGTCTTTCTTAACTTTTTCGTCGCCACCTTCTTTAGTTAAGACAACTTTGCCTATTTCTTGCTTGCCCCCTACTTTATTATTCTTGGGGTCCTGAAGATCACTATTTTTATTTGCTTCAGAAAGCAAAACGCTTTTTGTGTAGATATCGCCTAATTCAGTAAAACTTTTAATGGTGGACATTGGTAAGATTATTTTTGTCTGTTATATTTATTTACATTAGTTCTAAGTAAATTTATACAAAATATGAGCGATTTAGTTCTTAGTTGTGCTTATGATGATTTATCTGGTGTTTCTGATACCGATTTTACTGTAATGGCTGAATTCTGTTATATGGATGGTCCTATAAGATTCACAGACAAATCATTAAATGGTAACGAAAGATATCTGTTTAATACATGGTGGCAAGAAATTATCAATGAATATGGCCAATCTGTGGATTATTACGTCAATGCATATTCATTATCATCACAAGATGCTCTGTATGGTGAAGATACTATAGCGGGATATAATGATCCTAAACCAATTATCATAGGCGTTTTTCTTAGTAATGATAGTCTATTACTTTCGCGTTTTGGTATTCAATCGACGACAGATTTTACTGCTTTAATTCACATTAGCAGTTATTATGCAGTTTTCGGATATGGAGCAGAACCGAAAAGTGATGATGTAATTCGTTTAACAGAATATGGTAATGACAGACCAGGCGGACGTACCGGAGCTATGTATCAAATTACAAGTCGTGATGATGAAGATTTATCGCAAATCAATCAACTCGCCGGGCATTATATGTGGTTAGTGAGAGGTAAGCGCTATGATTATACTTCAGAACCCAATATACCAAAAGAAACTGTTATGGATCAAGTGTATGATAATTTCTTTGCTGGCGCATTAAGTGGTTCAGCACTATCTTCAGTATCAGCAGGCGGTCCTAAAGTTTATAATTATGATGTGGATACAGCAGCTTTAAGCACATTTAACTATGCTGCTAATAATGTAGATACAAGTGTCTACGGCAAGTATTAATTATAACCCAAATTTCTACGACGTAATCTTTCGAGATCAACGCCTTCAGGAGGAGTTTGTTTAACCGGTACACCATTAGATTGTGTTTTAATCACAATTTTACGATCAGTATTACGTTTAACTATTTCCTCTACTTCTTTATTAACTGCATCATCTAAGGCTTTTGCATTAGTTTCATCAACTTCACCAATAAGACCAGTAGTATCTTCATTTAATTCGATAACATTACTTTTAACTTTTGGTGTAACTTCTAAAGGAACTTCGGTATTAGTTGTTTCTAAAGGAACGTGTTTATGGGTGAAAATATCGGATAGGATTGACATATTAATTATTTACCGAATCACCAACTATATTGGCATTATGAAATTCTGCGTCATTACCAAATCCTGCTTTTTGCGGAGTATCTTTAAACATACCTTTGGCTGGTGATAATTGTTTTAATTGAGGTAATAAATGTTGATGTCTGGCTACTTCCATTTCTTCTTTAGATTTTTCAACATTAGTAAATTTTTTAATAGCCAAAAATTGTTTAATAGTCATATACTTTTGACCCGATTTTGTAGCGCTGGAAAAATCTATAATCCAATCATCTGTTAGATTTAATGTTTTTATTATAAAATCTATATGCGGTAAAACTGTTTTAATATTTTGCCAAAATGATATAATTTTACTATTTTTCCAAATTCGACCGGGTATAAATTGATTTTGTGCTACGTCATCTATATAAACAGCTGTTGATTGATAAGCTTTATATGCATTAGCAAGTTCAATTCGAAATTTAGGATCAGTAATAATTGTTAAACTATTTCTTTTAAAATAATCAGGGTGTTCAATAAAATCTATTATCATTCTATAATGCGTTTCCATATCCCTTGATTTACTCAAAATTATACTATTACTATGTTGATCTTTTATAAAGGGAAAAGCATCTGCATCATCATATGAATAATTTTTATCTTTGATTTTTAAATCATCGGCATCTTCATTTAAAACTTGTTTGATTATAGATTCTAAGTTAAGAGCCATTTGCCCCAAGCGGTAAAATTGTTGTGGCATTTTAATACCGGGGTCAGAAGCTGTAGCAACTATTTTAAAATTATGTTGTATAGCTTTGTATATTAATCTAGATTTTGAACTATCATTCGGATGTTGTTTTAGATAGTTAGATATTAATGCATTGATTGCGGATTTTAAATCAGTTGCTTTAATAACTTTATCTGCTTTGCGATTAATATAATTCATTAATCTATAATCTAAACTATCCGGATTATCTGTTTTATAACTACCGTCTTTAAAAGTAAAATACGGCATTTTAGAAATGAATATATGCCAAATCCCCTATTTTGGGTTGATCTGGGAATTTGACTTGTGGATAATTAGTTTCGATTCGTTTGCGATCAACAGTAGAATTTACGGGATGAATTTGCATGGTTCTCTTATCGCGCAAAGGGGTCAATAAATTCCAAAGTTGAATACCGAATTGATCGCCAATATATTTAGCTATAGGCATTTGTTCCATAACATTATTTATGTTAAATATTATAAATGAAATTTGATTCTTTATGCGATCTTTTGAATGAAGCCGTTTATGGCGAACCAAGCATTTTGTATACAAAACCAAAAGATTTAAATCAAGAATATATCATTGCTGCTGCTTTGGAAGATCTTGATACTGAAGATATTTTCCTTGGTGATCATCATCAAGGTGCTTTAGAAAATGCACAAAAACACAATCCCCAAAAATATGATAAAGATTGTTGGTATGATTATTTTCAACTAGGATTTTATACTAGTAAGGATCGTTTTGTAAGTCGCACAGAAGCTTACAAAATTGCCCAACAAAATAAACAATTGCATAAAGCTGACAAATACAAAGAACTAGATTCTTATTATATTAAAGAGTCGTTTATTAGCGAATTAGCGAACATATATGATGATTTGAATACATCTCAAATGGAAATCTGGCAAAATAGAATGTTTAAAGCTTCTTTATATTGGGCCCTGGCGGGAGAATATGGTGATCGGAAAAATAAAAATGTCTATAATCAAAATACAGATCTTTTATTTAAAGAAGTTGCTAAATATAGACCATTTGCCATACAAGCTTTAAAAGATCTCCACGAATTAGAATATAAACAATCACAAATTAAAAAATTTTATGGTGATAAAGGTAATATTTTAAATGAATTGAATAATACATTATCCAAAATTGCTAAATGGTTACAAATATATTTGAATGTTGTTTTGTTTTCTAGAGCTTGTGGAGATGGTTTAACTTGGGATGATAAAATAGATGGCCATAATATAAACAAATCTTTAGATTTAAATCTTGTAATGCAAAATTTGGCAAAAAATAAAGAACCTTACAAAAATTATGTTACTCCCATATTTCTTGAATTATATAAAGCGAAAACTTTACCAGAATTATTAATTGCTATTTCAAAAGCTAAAAATGCCGAACATGATGGCGGTCTTATAATGTCTGAATGGGGCACAGGTTTATTCTACGGCAATGAAGAAGCTTTTAAAGAAATTGGTAATTTAAACTATCGCCAATTAGATCGCGAATTACAACAAGAATTAAATCCCATTTAATTGGATTTTTGCAACCAATCAAGTTTGGCTTCACCAAAGCTATCATGCCCAATTTCACAACCCACATCGGCATTTTCACGCCATCTAATTGGCTGATTACGTATTCTATTTGCAATCCATGCATCTGTAAGTTGTTCGATTAATTTAATATCCTCATCTTTCATTGCATCCATTGGAATATTAATAATTTTTTTGAAAATTTTCAAATCTTGCTTATAATCGAAATTCGGCGGACTCCAACACCCATTAAAAATATCTTTAACAGGTCTAATTAATGGACTCATTCTAACGATAGGGCCATCTTCTAATGGGC